GTCATTTCAACGCGGTAGCCAAAAAAACCCCGATGGTTAGTCGGGGTTGAAAACTGACTGGGTTAGTCGGTTACTGTCTCGGCCTGCACATCGTAATCAGGGTTCATCATCTCATGGGCTAGCGTGAGTCGGTCTAGATCGTTGCATGCGCGTATCCAAGCAATCAGTTCATCCCTGATAGCCTTAAGTTCCTCGCGTTGTCCCTCGGCCTCTTGCTTGATGCGTAATGCCACAGCCTTTTCAAGTTCCTTCAAGATCGCTGATTTCTTGGTTGGGTTCTTTGCTTGCGCTTGGTACTCATTACTCAGCAAGTCCTTCATCACCCTGGTAGATGTGTCAGCGTATCTTGCTTCTAGAGTATCCTGCTTGGCCTTCCGTTCCTCGGCCTTTTTTAATGCGGCCTCGGTCTGGGCTTTGGGGGCTTCGAGTCCATACGCATCTACCAAACGGCCTCTGAAGCGTTTAAATGCTTGGTCGGCTGAGTTGCCCTTGGCCTGTGGCTTGGTACGCACATAGGCATTGATGAATTCAACCCTGCATGAATTCCACGCCTCATACGTCGGTTCTGTCCCTACTGACTTGGCAAACAGTTCTAACGCTTGACCAGCGTCTATTTCAGATTGGGCAAACAGTTCACCTGATTGCTTGGCAAGATCGGCCTGAGTCGCATTGATGGCCTGTGCTACTTTTGTAAGTTCCATGATTTTCCTTAGTTAGTGGATACTGACATACTGACCCATCGTCAATATGTCCCTGCCTTGATAGCACAAACCAGTTAAATCACTATCCCGTACAAACCCTAACCGCTAGGGTTTGGACATTTGGCAGGGAGAACGGTCACTTCAACGCGGTAGCCTAATGTTCTGAAAACGTCTTTTTTCGAACATTACAGAACATTGTAAGTCCTTGATTTATAAGCAATGTTCTTAATGTTCCAAATGTTCTAGGGTTTTTGGAAAAAATGGATTTTTCAACTTTTGCAGTTCGGCAAGGCTCTCCGGCAAGTGCAAAGTTCAGGGGGGCGGTACTTTTATTTATTAAGAACATTATATAACAATAGAACAATACACACACTACAAATCTAAAACATTAACAAAAACAACAACTTACGCCAATTCCACAATGTTCGAATTTTCCCTCCTAATGTTCGAATTTTTTCATTTTCAGAACATTACACCTAAAACCCTAAATACAGGGTAAATCCGAGACACTCTACTATGCCATGATACACTTACTTGACAAAGTATAGTATTTGTGTTATACTTGGGCTCTGCCCAATCGGCAGGGGGTTGCCCATGCGCCACTTGCGCCAAGCCACTTCAGCGACATTCTGACACTTGGTCATTTTGTCTTTTCTTTTACTTTGGAGGTTCTTATGACTATCTGCACCACTATCCGCGTAGGCCTGCACACAACCGAGCGTGGCATCGTGCTATCACAATACCGATGCATCCTTTCCGGCATGGAAGGCGTACAAACGGATGAAGACGCAATTGACTACGTTCGTAGGCGCATCGCTTGCGATCGTATGTTTGGCCGCAACGCTCTGCTCGACATGATCGACAACAACGACTACTCAATCGAAAGGACACTCGCGTGAACAACGCCAACCTAAATCAGAGCTCATCGCTTCCTAACGGCTACTGCTCGACTACCGGATGCTCTAACGGCATTGGTAGGAAACGCGCTCAGTATGGGCATCTCGTGTGCAAAGCGTGCGGTGAGCTCAATGCTAGAGAAGCAAGACTAGGATGGTGCGTGGCTATTCCCTATTCCAAGGGTGCGTACCAACTAATCACCGACTCTGCCGATATGCGCAACACCAATCCGAAACAAACAAGGGGGATGAAATGACTGAGGTTGATTTTGAACTGCTCGACTTTCTAGTTGAGTGCATGAACACCGACAAGCGCGCGTCTTGCGAGAGCTGGTTTGTGGTAGGGGCGTTGGCTCGTTTGCTTTACAAATACGGGGATACCTTGTACGAGTACCTCGACATTCTCAAAAGAAAGAACTACTCATGATTGAATTCAGCATCACCGAACTAGTACTACTAGTCTGGGCATTATTAGCAACGGCTTTCTACGTCGATACCAAGCGTGAAATACGTATGGCTAACCACTTCATTCGTCATTTACTTGACGATGACCAAGAGCGTGAGCGCATTGTAGGTGAGTACAAAGCGGCACAAAGCGAAGCAAAAAGTAATACGAGGTACATGTAATGAATCACGAAACCCAATCGGATATGGATTTGCCTTTCCAAAAATACAAAGCTATCGCTACGCCTGATGGCTACGTGGCTGAGTGCTTGTATGGCGAGAACGAGCGTGGATACCTTTGCGACAGCACAGGCAATCGCGTGTTTGCTACTCATGCATTGGCTGAGATCGCAATCATTAAACACATGATGGTCGAATACTTTTCGGGAGAAAACAAATGAGCGAGATCAATGGCTTTGAGTATCACCGCCTAGTAAAGCTAGTGCGGTGCATCGAGGTGGACTTACGCAACTACCTTGCGAACCCTGCCGAGTATCGGTCGCAACACTTTGAGGACACTCACTACGTAACTATGGAGGTGCTAGATATCTTGGGCGCTGAGCCCGTGGAAGAAAAAGAAACTGAATCCGAGATCAGTTGGGAGGAGGCATGGGGCGAGTCTATCGCTAGGCACGAAGACGAAGAACACGCACGTGAGCTGGAGAACTTTGACCCCATCTCAATAGCAGAGCAGAGAGAAGCGACAAAATGACCAACAGTCATATTGTCTGCACCAGTAGTTTTTTAATTGTGTCAGTTGTTTTTAATTTATCAGGAGAATCAAAATGGAAGTACGCATGAACACCGAAGTTTCTTTGAAAGAAGCTATGGAACTTATCCTTGCAGTAGGTAATAGCAACTCAATCCACTTAGTGGGTGAGCCCGGAATTGGCAAAACTGCTATGTTTGAAAGCGTAGTAGAGAGAACTGGTTATCGTGGCGTGTACATCGATGTACCTAACACCGAGCTTGGCGATCTTGGTATCCCAATGCCAAATCACGAAACCAAAACAACTAGCTTGTATCTCAACGACCATTGGGGTTTCCACAAGAACGAGCCTTTGGTTGTTTTCTGTGATGAGTTTACCAAGCCCTCATCTATGGCGGTGCAGAATATGCTACACCCACTACTAAACGAGCGCCGGATCGGTGGCTGTAAATTGCATCGGGATAGCATAGTAATCACTGCCGGTAACAATACGACCGACGGCGTGGGCGATATGTTGAAGGCTCACTCTATCAGCCGTATGACAATTACCCCTATCAAGAAACCACATGCCGGATTCCGAGCCGACGGGTCTGTTGATGATGACTCATGGGGCTATTGGGCATTGAATAGTGGGAAGATTCAGCCTGAGGTGGTTGCATGGATTAAGGCGTATCCTCATGCGCTTGCGTCATACAAAGACCCTAGCCAAGCAGATAACCCATACAACTTTAACCCAAAGACTCCTCAGAAGTCCTATGTATGCCCACGCTCATTGCACAAGGCGAGTAACTTAATTGGAATTCGCAGCCAGATTACGCGTAACGCTCTCATTACTGGCTTAACAGGAACGATAGGCGAATCAGCCGCGCGCGACATGGTTGCGTATGTGGAAGTTGCCGACTCACTCCCAACATGGGAAGAAGTTATCAACGACCCCAAGGGTTGCAAATTACCTAGCTCACCTGCTGCTCTTAACATCATGGCATTTGGTGCTATGCAACGGATAGACCGAGCGACTATCGGCAAATGGTTTGAATACTTGAAGCGCACTCCCAAAGAGTTGCAATCAGTATTTTGCTTAACCACTAGCAAAAACCCTGAGAAGAAACAAATCCTTATGACAAGCGGTTCGTTTGTTACATGGATGCGTGATAACCAATACTTGTTCTGATACTAAGAAAGGAAACATCATGGCTTATATGCACTTAGATCGTATGCCCGAGAGCGATTGGGACAATATCGAAGCGGCATCAGATGCTATCGGTCAAATATTGGAGGGTTGCAACTTCAACGTATCGATGCACTCATTGCTATACGTACTAGCACATTGCGGAATTCAGCTTGAGCAGGACGGAATGATTCGTAGTCAGTTTGTCCACGCAGTGACCGCAGAACTTGAGCAGAACATGAAGGACATAACCGAGGTAAGAAAAGAAAGGGGAGAAGAATGAACAAGTTAGTTGAGATATTAAAACAAGCGCAATCGTTAACGTCGACCATTAGCAATGGCGAAAAGATAACGCAAGAAGTGTTAGACCTTGCTACTGAGCTAGACGCAGAGCTAAACGAATTGATAAGTTGGTTCGACCCAAATTGGGCGTCTTACGAGCAAGGGTACGAGTACGACCCCGAGCTTATTGACATAGCTATGCAGATGGGGGTGACGTAATGAAAGATTCTGATTTGACTATGACGCTAGAGATAACAGTCTCCGGCTCATTAGGTTGGCAAGAGAGTATGCGTTCAGCACTCGAGAGCATCGGTCAGTTGGTGGAGGAAGCCAACTTGCTCGAAGCCAAGGGCGATAGCACTCACCATACTTTCCAATACAAAATTATTGTGGGGAAAACTAATGATGACTAGATGGGAGAAGTTTGAGAGGGCAATCTTATTGCTTGCCTTTATTGTGTTGGTTCTTGATTTATTCTATTGGAGACCTTGATATGAAGCTAACAGCGGAACAGCGCATTGAGCGTGCGCACGTGAAACTCATGCAGAGTAAGAACTTTTGTTACTTTGCAGGGGTGTTTATGATCGGGAAGGTAGATGTAAGCGACACGCTTAAAACTGCTAGTACCAACGGAAGGGATGTAACCTACGGGCGTGAGTTCGTGGATATCCTATCCGACAAGCAACTGGCGTTTCTCGTTATACATGAGGCGATGCACAAGGCCTATCGTCATTTGACTGTATGGCAGAAGATCGCTAAAGAGAACCGGCAATTAGCTAATGCCGCGATGGATTACGTTATCAACTTACAGATACGTGATGCCGACCCTCACGAAGAAGAAGTTGCTATGCCTCGCAAGCCTGATGGTGAGTTACTGGGACTATACGATGACAAGTATCGTGGCCTCGACACGCACCAAGTTTACATACTACTCAAGGAAGAAGGCGGTGGCGGTGGTGGGACTGGAGGGGACGATGATGGTGATGGTAATGGTAGCGAGCAAGGGAACGGTCAGGGTGGGGGTGGCTCGGGACAAAATGACGGGAAGTCAGATGGTCTTGATGAGCATGATTGGGATGGCGCAGATGAAATCGATGGCGAAGCCAAAGAAGAACTCGAGCGTGAGATCGACAGTGCATTGCGTGAAGGTTCTATCCTAGCAGGGAAGATGAAAGGCAACGTCCCTCGTGAGATCAGTGATCTGCTACACCCCAAGGTTGATTGGAAGGAAGCCCTGCGTGACTTTATTAAAGTAGCAACGCGAGGTGGCGATCAGTCGACATGGCGTAGGCCTAATCGTAGGTTTCTTGCTAACGGCATCATCATGCCATCGACCGAATCGTATCGGGCTGAGACTTTTGTTCTTGGTGTTGATACGTCAGGCTCGATTGGTGGTGCTGAGCTAACCGCGTTTCTCTCTGAGGTCAAATCAATATGCGAGGAGGTAACTCCGCAGAAGCTCGAACTGCTGTATTGGGATACTCATGTAGCAGGACGCGAGACGTATGTGGGGGCGGAGATGGAAACCCTTGTCGATAGTACGAAACCAAAAGGTGGTGGAGGAACCACGCCCGGGTGTGTTCCTAAATACATTATCGAGCATAGGATAGAACCACAATGCACGATCATGTTAACGGATGGTTATTTCTTTGGAGGAGGTTGCGGTGATTGGGGTGGCGTTAACTCGCCAGTGTTGTGGTGCGTCAAAGGTAACAAAGAGTTTGTACCTACGCATGGTCAGGCCGTTTTAGTGGAGGGCTTATGAAAGCGAATCGATATGGCGTTACTGTATCTGCGCAGGCAGGTGAGCAACTTAAAGAGTTGCAGAAAATCTTTGAGCGTAAGGTGGGCTTCGAGCCTTCCCTTGCTCAAGTGGTGGAGTATCTCATTAGCCGAGAGTACCAAGATTCGGTTGGTGGGGACAAAGTGACTAATAGTAAGAATGTCTAATCAAGGAGAGATCAACATGACAACAGTAAATCAAATCGACTCAGTAGGTATCGCAACTTCTAGTATGCTAGTGGAACTCAATATTTCTTGTTGGACTGCGCGTAAGCTCGACAAGAAAGTATCTGAGGAAATCGATACTGCCAAGAACACCAATGTCAAAGCAGGTAACTACCACAAGCATTTGTTGGCAGGCAACCCACACTTGGATGCGGTGGTTAAGTATGCGGCTAATGTAAGACTGTGGAACACCAAGCAAACTATCCCTTGGTCAGATGCAGGTGGTCGTATCGTGACTATGGAGAACTTGTTCAATGGTGGGTACAAGAGCCAACTTGATAACCACAAGATGGAGTTTGATCGACTAGCCGCGAACTTCATTAACATATATCCTACGCTGATATCAGCATCGGCATTTCAACTTGGGGATCTCTTCGATCGTAACGAGTACCCTGAGGCCGAGGAAATTGTTAAGAAGTTTAAATTCAACTACACGTTGTCGCCCCTGCCTACATCGGGTGACTTTCGTATCGACATAGGCGAACAGGCGCGTAACGAGATCGTTCAGCATTACGAGGAACAATTCCAAGAGCGACTCAATAGCGCAATGCGTGATGGTTGGGATAGACTGCACACTTGCCTCACACACATGAGCGAACTCTTAACGAGCGAGGAGGATGGTACAAGAAAGAAATTTCATGGTACGTTGTTAACCAATGCGCGTGAGCTTGTTGATTTACTCAGCCGACTCAACGTCACGCAAGACCCCCAACTCGAGCAAGCAAGACGAGATTTATCGGCAGCACTTCTGAATACAGATATTGATGCTTTGAAAGACAGCGACTATGTGCGTGAGAACGTCAAGCAGAAGGTCGATGCCATCATTAACAAATTCAACTGGTAAGGAAACCATCATGGCTTTGAGTTTAGATTTTAAGAAGTACGACAAGTGCGAGTTGTTGCCCAAGCTCGAGATGTTCTTGAACGATCTTGCTATCCGCAAACCAAATGTAAAGTTTGTTGTTGCTGGGACACGCAATGACAATGGCGAGCGTAAGGTGCGAAGCGTTGAAGTTTACGATGGATACGAGAAGGTTGGTGCTATCTGCGTAGAACAAGACTATGGTAGAAGAAACGCGGGCGAAGATATCTACGAGGTATCGTCACCGAAGATCGTCAAGTCGCGTGGTAGTGCCGACACTAGAGCAACGAAGCATTACAAGAAAGCGTTGAAGCTAGCTAATGATCTGTTCGATAAGTCTCCTGCCGATGTACTAGCAAAGCAGATACATATGAGAGTAGAGGAATCGATGTTAAGCATGGTGCGTTCAGCCGAGCAACAGTTTGAGCATAGCTTCTACAACCCACTGGCAGATATTGGTATGTATCTACACAAAGTGAAACAAGATGGCCCGCAACCTTTCCCGACTGAGCTTGAACCTAAGTTTGGCAAAGAGTGGATGGATAAGGGTGACAACTATCGTATTGCTAAATCGTTGATGACTAAGTTTGACAAGCATAAGGATGGTGTTGCTATTCGCATAGAGATTGATGGCACTATCAATGTAGTAGATATCGCTACCATGAGTATGCTGTACGAAGCGAAGTCAACCTACGACTTACCAGATAACTATCAAGAGAAGATTACTATTGCTAAGATTCTCGAGCATAGACAACCAGTAGAACATATTGGCGTAAGGTTTGACGATGCTTCTCAAGATCATCCCGACAGAGCTTACTTCTATCTAGTAGGTGGAGAAACATTCACCGACTGCTAAGTTAATTACTTAACTACCGAGACACAATGACTAGTAGTCATTGTGTCTTTTTTTACGCCCGACCATTGTGTTGGGCTTTTTTATGTGCTATACTGAGTCAACATTGGAGGAGAATTATGGCGATGACACCCGAGGGTAAAGTAAAAGCTAAAGTTAAAAAGACTTTGGACATGATGGGCGCGTATTACTTTATGCCAACAACAGGAGGTTATGGGCGTAGTGGAATCCCCGATATCGTAGGATGCTTAAATGGTTTATTCTTTGCGATTGAATGTAAGGCTAAGAGTGGCACTACAACTGCGTTGCAAGATAGAGAGCTTGCGAAAATACATCTCGCTGGCGGGCGGCCTTTAGTTATCAACGAGGCCAACGTGGAAGGCCTAGAGACATTGTTGCGAAGCAAACAATGACCGTTCCCAAGAAGAAACCATAGAGTTTCGCGGTAGGCCAAAATTAAAAATTGTTTTAACAGGAGAAAACTAAATGGAACAACTGAAATATTTATCCAAGGCGGTGCCTTTACGCCTTTGTACTGACCCTAAGTTCAAGTACAGAAACGCATCACAAACCGATGTGCGTAGGACATGGCGCAAAGCACGATTACTTATGTTGCTGACTAAGGGGGTGGCGTATGAAAGCCGTACTTGAGTTTAACTATCCACATGATGAGCCCAAGCTGAAGCATGCGCTAAAGGGTGAGGAATACTACTTAGCGTTGGTTGAGATCGACAGAGCGTTGATGGCCTCTGACAGAGATGACATGCTATTTAGGATTAACCGAATACTTGAGGGGGTGCTAGAAGAATGACAGACGCGGAAAAGAAAGCAATCGCCGCCGCTAAAAACAAAGCGTACAGGGAAGCTAACAAGGAGTTGCTGAAAGAGAAAAGGTTAGCTAAGTATGCGGCAAACAAGGAAGCCATACTAGCCAAGAACAGAGAGTATCAGAAAGCTAATAAAGACAAGATAAAGGCCAAGATAGAAGCCAAGGGCGAGGAATGGCATGCGGCTGAAATAGAACGCAGAAAGGCGTACTACTTAGCAACCAAAGAAATACAAGCCCCGAAACGGAAAGCATATCGCGCTACTCGCAAGGAACACATAGCCGCCAAAGCCAAAGAATGGTTTGAGAACAACAAAGAACGTGCAAACGAGTACAGAAAGAAATGGGAAGAAGCCAACAAAGAATATGTGCTTGAACGCGCTAAGAAGTACCACGAAGCCAACAGGGAAAGGATTAACGCAAGGCGAAAGGCTAACCGCGAAGCTAATTTAGAACGCGAGAGAGCAAGACACAAAGCTTGGCACGATGCCAACAAAGAGCACGAGAAAGCGTACAGGGAAGCAAATAAAGAAAGGATAGCCGCATGGAAAAAAGAATACCACGAAGCTAATAAAGAAGAAATTAAAGAGCGACGCAGGGCGTATATGAAAGCTCACCCTGAGATAGCTAGGGCAAAAGCCCATAAACAGGCCGTTAAAGCTTCTGATTCCTATATCAGAGGATTGTATAAATCCACAATGTCGCCCGAGTTGATCGAAGCGGCAAGACTTAGACTTTTTATTAAACGCAAACTACTGGAGAAAAAAGATGAAGCACATCAGTGAATTGACAACAGAACTATCTGCATTGTACGAAGGACTCAAGACAGGCGCGGTAGATGTAAAGATCGCCACAGAGATGAACAACACAGCAGGAAAGATCATAAATGCACAGCGTGTACAGCTAGAGTATGCAGACCTACGCAAAGAGCAACCGGACATTGACTTCATGAAAACCAAAGCTAAACCGAAAGCGCAGGTCAAGGTGGAAGCGTGACTGATACAGAACGCGCAACCAAAGAAGATTGTTTGTTGCTTGCCCAATACAACTTTCGTGGTGGAGATGAATACCGCATGTGGCAATGGCTTTTGGAGTGGGCAACTTGGGAAGAAGACTTGGGGTGCAATATCACCCAACAATACGTGGGGTTTGATAGCTTTATGGAAAAAGTTTTGGAGCACAACACATGAAACCAATAGCATGGTACGACCCAACTAACGGCATGGTCAGCACAGACAAAGACAGTCCTTTGTTTACACCGCTTGGTCAGGTGTGGCCTTTGTATACAGAACGCACATGGGTTGGGCTGACGGATGAGGAGATAGAAGGCGCTATTGACGATGGCTTTGCGTTTGGCCTGAGTGATGGCAACATGTCAAACGAATATGTAATTCGGTACGTCCGAGTCATTGAAGCCAAACTCAAGGAGAAGAACACATGACTGCTTTTAAAGAAATTCCAATTGGCAATTATGTTTTACGATTCTGGCCGTCTGACAACGGCTGGATGTGTGGAATTACGCCATCAATGATGGAGGCGCTAGAACAACAAGCCACCCCACCACAGCGCACATGGGTAGGGCTGACAGATAAAGAAATAGAAGCAATATGGGAGGTTGCCATGTTTGCTAATTATGGTGTTGGTGCTGAGTTAAGCAATCAGCCTTTTGTTCATTACGCCCGAGCCATTGAAGCCAAACTCAAGGAGAAGAATGGATGAGGAAGCTGAGTGAAGGCACAGCAAGACAAACAATAGGCATGATGCGTTCAATAGCAAGCCACAAGCCGATCAGTCCGTTTCACATGATGGCGGCTGATGAGATGGAACGTTTACTTAACGAAGTTTTGGAATACAGAAAGGCAGACAATGAGCGAACCAAGTTTAAACATATGGGAGAAGGCGCTGGGATGGCGCAAGAGGCAAATGATCCTAAAGCAACTTGATCCAGTATCAAACAAGATACGGAACGACACCTTAGAAGAGGTGGCTAAGGAGTTTGACGGTATGAAGAACGGTGGAGATACAACCGCAAGCTTTGCAGTCTACGTGCGGAGTCTCAAGAAATGAATGGGTTTGTTAAAAGACAATTGGATTTGAACGGAGTACAGACCCAGACACATCAGTTTAAACAATGTGATAAATGTACGCAGCAGAAACCCCCAGAAGGTGGTATTCAAATGAGCCATACCAAATGGCACTGCGTAGTGTGTTGGGCAAACAGAGTAACAAGGAGGAACCTAAAAAATGCCAAGGCCGAAACCGCCGGAACCGCTAATAGGTAGGCAGATACGCTTGTCAGATAGACAGTGGATTATTTTTAACCAGCTTGGTGGAGCAGAATGGTTACGACAAATGATTGTCAAGAAAACACCAATGCCCAAGAAGTATTACGACGAATTATTAAAGGAGAAGGAGGGTGCAAAATGAAATGCCCGAAGTGCAATGTAACCAAGTCGACAGTGAGAGAGACTCGGAAGGTGGAGGAAGATGTATACCGATACCGAATCTGCCTAGGGTGCGGAAACAGTTACAAGTCAGTGGAAACAATATTCGAAGGAGTAATCCCAAGAGACAGGTCGACTGGTCAGTATGGTGGCCTTTCGAAAGAGCACAGGGGCAATGGTTGATAGCCCTTAATAAACACCAACCAAAACAAATAGCATCAACAGAATACGAAGATGCAACTTTTTAAACTCAAGGAAAATCAAATGGCTAAAAAGCTAACACGCGCAGAGAAAATTCGTCGCTATATTAGAGACAACCCCACGGCAAAGACTATGGATATTGCTAAGCATTTCGAGACACGATACCAAAATGTCTATGCAGTTCGTCGTAAGATGGAAACACCAATGGTAGCGAAAGCAAAGAAAAGTAATTGGGAACAGTTGGGATTGTTTAGCTCAGATAAACCAGTGGGCATTGAGGTAGGGGGCTTGAGGTTGACCGAAGTAAGTAACGATAAGGTGCGGTGGACTAAGCCTGACACTGTCAATCACCCTGCCCATTACAAGGTAGGCGGCATTGAAACAATCGACTTCATCGAAGCTAAGAACCTTGGCTACAACCTTGGTAACGTGGTCAAGTACATCACACGTGCCGACCACAAAGGCAACAAGTTGGAAGACTTGCGTAAGGCACAATGGTATTTAACACGTGCCATTGAGACTGCCAAGTAATCTAACAGGAAACCAAATGAACATAATCACCATCGATTTCGAAACGTACTACGATCAGCAATTCAGTCTGACTAAGATGACAACAGAGGAATACATTCGTGACGAGCGTTTCGAGACGATCGGTGTTTGTGTCAAGGTAAACGACGAGCTGACTGAATGGTTTAGCGGGACACGCGAACAAACGAAAGCGTGGCTCGATACATTTAATATGCCGGAGAGTTTCGTGGTAGCCCACAACATGATGTTTGACGGAGCTATCTTAGCGTGGCAATTCGACATCCATCCGAAGGCGCTTGGTGATACGCTAGCAATGGCACGTGCAGTTGATGGCACGGAGGTTGGCAACAGTCTTGCAAAGCTAGCACTGCGCTATGGGTTGGGGACTAAGGGTACAGAGGTGCTTAATGCGTTGGGCAAGAACCGACGTAGCTTTTCCCCTGACGAGCTAGCTCGCTACGGAGACTACTGCAAGAACGACGTTGAGATAACCTACCAACTGTTTAACATTCTTCTTGCGAACTTCAAGAAGAAAGAACTAAAACTGATTGACCTAACTCTGCGTATGTTCACAGAGCCAGTGCTTGAGCTAAACCTCCCGCTACTTGAGCAACACCTGATTGATGTGGTATCCAAGAAGGAACAACTCATAGCCGACGCCAGCGCCGATCGCGAAGTACTTATGTCAAACGAGAAGTTTGCTAACAGGCTACGTGAGTTTGGCGTTGAGCCTCCTATGAAGATCAGTCTAACGACAGGCAAACTTGCACTAGCTATGGCTAAGAGTGATGCAGGGTTTAAAGAATTAGCTGACCACCCTGACGAGCGAGTGCAAGCACTGGTGGCGGCAAGGTTAGGTACTAAGAGTACGCTAGAAGAGACAAGGACTCAGAGGTTTATTGATATCTCTAAGCGCGGCAACTTGCCCGTCCCACTACGCTACTATGCGGCTCATACAGGAAGGTGGGGCGGAGACGACAAGCTAAACCTTCAGAACATACCTCGCAAGTCACCGCTGAAGACTTCGATCATCCCGCCTAAGGGGTATGTGCTAATTGACTCCGACTCCTCACAGATTGAGGCTCGGGTTTTGGCATGGCTATCAGGGCAGAACGACTTGGTTAAAGCGTTTGAGATGGGTGAAGACGTTTATAAGATGATGGCTTCTTCCATATACAACAAACGGATAGATCAGATTACCGACGAAGAACGCTTTGTTGGGAAGACCACGATTCTTGGTGCAGGGTACGGCATGGGCGCAGTTAAGTTTCAGCTTCAGCTAAAGACGTTTAACGTAGATTTAGGTCAAGACTTTTGTAGGCATGTTCTTAAATCATATCGTTCAGAGTTTTTC